GTATCATCCCAACCTAGTGTGATTCGAACACGGTAGCCATAAGCAACTGGTAATTCGACCTGTTGAGTTGTTTTGTATTCTTTGTTGTAGGTAGCGCCATCAATATAAACGCGACCACCTGAGATAGCGCCGATGTTCCAAAAACCGATTTGATTCTTGAGAACCTCTACGCTAAATGGACGACCTTTTTCAACCTTTACTTCTGACATTTTGTACCCTCTCTCTTGGTTACAATCTGATAATACACTACTGGGGTTAGTTATGCAATCTTCTCTTTCTTGTAAACTCTGAATACTGAATCTCCGTGATATTTGATTTCGACATCTTCAATCTTTTCGAATCCAAAATCAGCGCAGATGTAAACCTGACCGTCAACTTCGATTTCGTCGCCAATTGAGATTGCTGTGTGAGTACGAACTGGAGATAACTTTGGCTCGATTATGTTCCAAAGATTTCCTTGATAAGTGTTTGTCTGTTGGTAAACAACACCGAAGAACTGGTCACGATTTTCATTAGTGATAGCAAATTCAGTTTCGAATTCCACTGAAGTGATGTAGCGACCGCGCTCAGGCTTTTCTCCGAACGCCTTCCAAGTTACTTTTACTTTACTCATTTGCTGAACCTCTCTCTAGGTTGTATACCAATTATATCATGGGGGTTAGTTATTCCTGTTGATTCTGACCTGTGAAACAGGAATTCCTTTTTCCTTAGCAAACTCTCTCTTTGCCTTGGCAACCGCTGAACGCTTTTCTTTAGATTCCGCAGTCAAGATTAAGAAGGCAACAACATTCGCCCAGCCTTGAGCATCCTCAGAAGTTTCAGCAGCGTAAGTAGCCAACCATTCAGCAGCGCCGTGTAAATCGCCTACAGATGGTGATTCAGGCACCAAGCCTTCGTGAAGGAATCTATCGACAGAATCCTCATCGGAGGTAATTCTGTTACCCCACTCAAATCCTTTGTAATCAAGACTCATTACTTAGACCCTCCAACCTTGATAGCGCTTTGAAATTCTTTTTCAAAGACGACAGCGAAGCATTCAATGCAAGTTACTTTTGGAAAGACTTCATATTGACCGATTTCTTTCCCGCACTTCACGCACTTTTCCATGGTCACTCCTCTCTCTTACATATCCAGTTTACACTACTGGGGTTAATAATGCAAAACGGATTAGTGGGGTATTATCTGAGCCTTATTGAAGACAGGAGAAATTGATGGTCGCAGTTCGAGTATGGGATTTAGATGGTCGATTCCCACTAGGCTTCCAAAATATCGACGCTAAGGCGCTTGAGAGGGCAGAGCAGTTGGCTCGGGATAGAGGAGCCGTCGAGGTCGCTGGTCTAGTCCGTGTAGCCCTGAGAGACCTTGATTTAGCCCAAACTGAGGGCATTGACCTGACATGGGCTAAGGCTCAAGAGAATGAATCCTCGTTGCCCAAGGGTTACAGGCTGGATTCTGAAGAGGGATTAGTTCGAGATTCGATTCAGGTTACAGAGATGGAATTGGGTTGATGCTGGAGATGTTCGTGCTGGGCATGGGAATTATGCTGGGTTATCTCATTACTTCCGAGATAATGAGCGATTATTACAGGGCTGAGATTCAAGAGTTAAAAGATGCGCTCGCTGAGAAAGATTCTATCTGACCAGTTGATGCCGAATCAGGCACTGGCAGGAATGTGTATAAAAGTATAAAACAAGCAATTACGGCGTATCGCATGAGAACTCCTTGATTGGGTCACAAGGACACGACAGGCTCCTATTGTACATTGACACCTTTTGATGCTAAACTGGGGTTGTAAATGAGAGAGGAGATGTCATGAGTGTGACCAAAGAGTTCGCAGTCAAGATTGATACAGAGTTATCATCTTGGTATGACAAGCGCTGGAATCTTATTTCTGATTTAGAGAGTGCTGAAGATTCAATCAAGTTTTACGAGAAGTATTACCCAACTTCAGTAGAGAAGATTCAAGAATCTATTGAAAAGGTAGCAAAGATTAAGTCAGAAATTTTCAAGGTCAATGTTGAGATTGCAAAGTTAAATGCGATTTACAACCAAGACCCATGGACAAGAGCGTTCTTAGTAATCAACAGCAACGGTCATGTTCACAGTTCAATGGATTGCTCAACATGCTTTGCAACTACTCGTTATAACTGGTTAGTCCAGTACAGCAACGATGATGAGAAGACAATTGTTGAAGATGCGGGTCAAGATGCTTGCACAATCTGCTACCCAAGCGCTCCAGCCGATGTTTTGAATCGTCCATCAAGAATTGTGACAGCCGACAAGATTGCAAAGGCTGCTGCAAAAGCAGAGCGCGATGCAAAAAAGGCTGCACGAATTGCCAAGGAAAAGGCAAACGCTCCAACAGCATCAGGTGAGTTCTTGACCTACAAAGAGGGCAAGTACACACGCGAAATCAAGACAGAGCGCTCAGCAGTTACTGAATGGCTCGACCTTCAGTGGGATATCGAAAGAGAAGTTGTGACTCACTACTTCAACGGCGAGGCTCACAGCGCTGAAAGCATTCAAGAGCAAAAGGATAAGAAAGCCTTCGCTCAAGAGATTGCAGACTTGATTGCAAGAAACCTTGCTGAGAAGCACGGGGTCTCATTCGAGCAAGAGTTGAAGACACTTCAAGCAAAATACAATAAGAGGAGAGCAGCATGAAATGTTCAAAATGTGGTAGCCAGTTTCGTTTGACGAAAATGTGGTACGGATTTATTTGCGCCTCATGCGAAACGGATGGTGCCATGGAGCAGTATGGCTTGATTTCTAAAAAGAATTAATATAAACTACAGTTGTAAACTTAGAGAGGGGGAATCAATGAATCAGGTAGAAGAACTAATGGCTCAAGTGGTCGCTGAACATAGCGAGCCACTTCATCCCGACCTGCTTCCATACTTAGAAACAAGTAAAGGTGAATGGGAAATGTTGCGCCATCCACTTGTTTATCAAGTGCCATTCCGCTCCAACGGTAGTGCCAATGCTCAATATGCTCAAAAGTTAAAAGCAGTTAAAGAAGCACTTGGGTCTTGGAATTACAGTCAATATGTATTTCTACATGAGCGACCATACAGAGTTGAAGCCTTCAAGAAAATTGAGAAGCAATTAGGCGACGTGAATTACTGGCAGATGCTTACTCATATTTGGGTAGATACAGAAAACCAGTATGCCTATCTCAAGGATTGGAAGAAATTACTTTCCGCAGACCGTAGAGACCGTCACTACATGATGAATGAAGAGGACGACAATATCTTACGAGCGCTTCCTGAAGAGGTAACTATTTATCGAGGTTGCCAAAAAGGATTAAATGAAAACGGATTATCTTGGACACTCGATAAATCCAAAGCAGAGTTCTTTGCCAATCGATTTGGCAAGAAAGGAATCATCTTGGAAAGGAAGATTCCAAAGTCAGAAATCGTGGCACTACTTACAGTTCGCGGTGAGACAGAAGTTATATGGGAGGGGACAAAGTGATAGAAAACTACTTAGTAAGAAAAGGAATTCGCCTAAGCGTTAAGGGACGTCGCTGGGTGGATAATCTTGAAGGCATTGCACTAGCAGTCTTGATTCTAACCATATTCGGTGTCGTAGGGTCAATAGAGACAGGACGGTGGTTCTAGTGTTAATTCCATCATGGGCAAAATTCAAAGAGCCTCTAAAGGTCTCTGAAGCCTCCCTACGGGCTATTCGCATCGCTGAGCGTGAGAAGTTGCTGGCTGAGGAAGCCGATAAACGACGCGCTCGACGCAAGGCTCAAGCCTTTAACTTGAATTCTAAACCCCAGTAGTGTATACTGGTGTTGTAACCAAGAGAGGGGATACAAAATGACAACAGCAGTCATTGAAAAGAAAAAGGCTCTAACAAAGACTCAGTGCAAGGCGATTTATCGTGAAGCATATGAGGCTGGTCTTGCAGCGGGTAACGATGCAGACACTCCAAAGTTCGTAGTTGGCACTCCAACTACTCCACTTGGAAACGATATCGACTTCAATAAGAAGACATACATCCTTGATGGATTGTGTGGATTTGCTTGGGTCACAATATCTCCAGCCCGTGGAGCATTCGTTAACTGGCTCAAGGCTAACGGAATCGGTAGCAAGGGCTATTACGGCGGATACGAGATTTGGGTCCGTGAGTTCGGACAGAGCGTAGACCGCAAGAGCGCTTTCGCTGGAGCATTTGCTGAGGTACTTAACAAGTACGGAATCAGTGCTTACACTGGAAGCCGTCTCGACTAAAACTAAATAGGTTTCGCTCACCAGTTTCATCGAGGGTTGCTGGTGAGCGATTCTTCATATTCGGGTACTATTAGCACTTGGGTACCCGAGTTCGGTGGGGTCGTCGCTCGTTGCGCGTCCGTCCTCTCTCTAGCGTAATTTGATGCGCCTCCACCGAACACCTTTTTATCCTTGACAATCATTCATCTTCATCTGCTACCTTGTATCTCAAGGTTCGCAATACACCTACACCTCAAAAGCGAGGTCGGTCAGATACCGACAACAGAGAAGCGCTACATCCAGTAGCGACAAACAGTTCGCTCCGAACTATGGAGGATTATGCGATTCTATGAAAAGTTATTTCAGCCGATTCCGATAATTGTTTTAACGCTCGGATTCATTATTGTTAATCCCTTGCACATTCCGCCTGATGCGCCCGCGAGCGCTCAGGAGATTGTTGCAGTTCCCGAACCAATCTTGGTCGAACGAACACCACTTGCTGCTCAAACATATGCTAAAGCCTTGCTGCCTGAATGGGGCTGGGGCGCTACTCAGTGGGAATGCCTCTTGTCTTTGTGGACTCGCGAGAGTAATTGGAGACCCAATGCTTATAACAAAACACCTGTATTTCAAAACGGTGAAAAGTTACATGCTGGCGGAATCCCGCAGATTCTTGGATTAGACCCAACATTTACAGTTGAGAAGCAAATTTTAAGAGGCTTTGTTTATATCGAAAGTCGTTATGGGAATCCCTGTACGGCGTGGCGATTTTGGCAATCTAACTACTACTACTAATCTCATTACATGAGTGAAGAGCAAAAGAAACCATCAATAATTGACAATGCGCTCGCCGAAATCGGGCGCATTGCTTTTATTGAACCTGCAATATGCACGGGCTGGGTTCTAGTTTCTGAATGGATGGGTGGCAATGATGACCGCTGGACTATTACTTTAACCGATGACGATAATCCTGAATGGAGAAGTTTGGGATTACTCCATCACGGAATCAAAACTTGGGAGGATGCCGATGACGTTGGATTCAAAGACAGTTCTGACGAACCAAAAAATTGAAGAGGACCGTCAAAAACTTTTAGCCCAATTATTGACTGAAAGATTTGGCATTGCGACACACCTGAGCAATCAGCGTGAAACAGATTAATTAAGTTAGAATTTCAACATGGGTTTGATTGACTTTGTTGAAGATGCGCCGTGTCGCAAGTCTGACCCATGGCTTTTTGACCAAACAAATTTAGATATGGCTCAACCCGCATTAAATATTTGTAAAGGTTGTCCTTACTGGAGCGATTGTGAAGCACTGGTCCAACCAGCATCATCACACTATGACGGAATTTGTGGTGGCAAGGTATGGCGTAATGGCAAAGTTTTGGCTAAGTTAATCCATGCTTTCCCCAACGAGTTAAAAGTAGGAGAAGACCTTGAAAGAGAAGATGACGATGCCGTGGCAGTTCGAGGGAGCCAGTTGCTGGGGGATTGAAACAGATTATTTCTTTCCTGAACAAAATAAAGTAACTGAAGAAGTAAAGATGGCAGCAAAGATTTGTAATAACTGCATATGGAAAACAGAATGTCTTACCTATGCACTACATTACAAAGTAGTAGGAATTTGGGGCGGAACATCATCCAAAGCAAGAGACCGACTAAGAAAACAACTAAACATAATAGCCAAACCAATTACGAATGAAAGGGGTGTCGCATGAGCGCACCAATCACAATCACTGGAAACCTAGTAGCAGACCCTGAGTTGAAATTTACTAACAATGGAAAAGCACTAGCCACATTTACCGTTGTTTCATCAAAGTCCAGCAAGAAGCCTGATGGCACTTGGGAAAACACGGATACAACTTTTTGGGATATCAAAGCATGGGGTAAGACCGCTGAAAACTGTGCGGATTCTCTAGGCAAGGGTGTCTCGGTCATCGTGGTCGGCACAGCAGTTCAAGAGAACTGGGACGATAAGAACACAGGCGCTAAGCGCTCCAAGATAACCGTAACGGCTTGGAATGTCGGAGTTGATATGAAGCGTCACACTATCGGTCAAGTAAGCGTTACGACCCGCTCAGAGGCTCCTACAGCCTTATCAGAGCCTGACCCATGGAGTATGCCACTATCTCAGGATGCGCCACCTTTCTAACCCTCGTGTTATTATTGGGGTTGAAAAACCTTTTGAAAGGGGAACTCAATGGCATGGACAGAGTTTTTTGTTAGCGCGTTGCCTAGCGGAAAAACTGTTATTGACCCAACTGGACGAGCATATTTTTCGATGGAGATTGCTCCTCGTGAATATGTGGAAATCCACATGACAACTTCTATTAATGAACTACCTTTTATAATTGTTTTCAAATCATTTGATTCAATTGGGGGTGTTCTTGAAGAGCGTCCATATGGAAGCGCTGGCACAAAAGAGTTAGCACGAAAGATTGCACTTGAAACTGCAAACCTTCGTCTCAACTCTCGTGAATTTGTCCTAGACGGAGAATAAAGCCTAAATTCGCCTCACGCTATAATCAGCAGGTGAATAATGACTTTACCGTGAATGGTCGAGTTGTCATGTCTGTACTAAACGCTTTCGCAATTCAAAGTCATGAATTATTCATGGAGTTGAAAAACGCGGGATTCAATGAAGAACAGGCAATTAAGATTCTTGTTGGATTAGTGGGCAAAGAGTAGTTCGAGAGGAACACATGGCGGATTTTAAGGAACTCGGCTCTACTGGCTTACGCCGTTCGGGTGGAACAGTCTACGAAGAGTTTTTAACTAATCTTCGTGGAATTCGTGGCACTCGTGTTTATCGCGAGATGGCAGATAACGACCCAACTATTGGTTCGATGTTGTTTGCTATTGAAAAAGTTATTACACGCCTTGAATGGCGCGTTGACCCATATAGCGATGATTCAGAAGATGGCGATACACAGGCAAAAGATAAAGAGACCGCTGAGTTCGTAGAGTCTTGCTTAAACGATATGTCCGAATCATGGGATTCGACACTTTCTCAGATTCTTTCAATGCTCGTATTCGGTTATTCGTATCACGAGATTGTTTACAAAAAGCGCGGTGGAGATTCAACAGACCCAAAAAAGCGTTCAAAATTTAATGATGGAAAAATTGGTTGGCGCAAGATGCCTATTCGCTCACAAGAAACTTTGTGGCAATGGATGATTGATGAAGATGGCGGAATTCAAGGAATGATTCAGTCTGACCCATCTTCAGGTGGCGCTCACACAATTCCAATTGATAAGGCTTTGCTATTCCGCACGAGTTCACAAAAAAATAACCCTGAAGGTCGCTCAATTCTTCGTAATGCCTACCGTCCATGGTTCTTTAAGCGCCGTATTGAAGAGATTGAAGCAATTGGTATTGAGCGCGATTTAGCGGGTCTTCCAGTTGCATATCTTCCTCCTGAATATCTTTCATCAACAGCAACGCCTGAACAGGCTTCAGTGCTTGCATCAATTCAAGCCATCGTGACTTCAATTAAGCGCAATGAGCAAGAGGGCATTGTTATGCCAGCGATGTATGACGAAAACGGTCATAAGATGTTTGACCTTCAATTGTTATCTTCAGGTGGCTCACGTCAGTTCGATACAGATAAGACAATTCAGCGCTATGACCAGCGCATGTCGATGTCAATCCTTTCAGACTTTATTCTTCTAGGTTCAGACCGCGTAGGTTCATACGCACTAGGTTCATCAAAGATGGATTTATGGTCAATGGCAGTTGATTCAATTGCTAAAAATATTGCTGAAGTAATGAATCAATACGCAATCCCTCGTCTTCTAAAACTTAATGGCATGGATACATCACGTCTGCCATTCCTGACATATGGCGAAGTAAGCCACGTTGACCTAACAGAGATTTCAGACTTTGTAACTAAGTTGGCTCAGGCTGGAGTATTAATGCCTGACCCTAAGTTGGAAGATTATCTTCGCGAGGTTGCTGGACTTCCACCAGCCGAACATGATGGTCAAAACTATGGAATGCCTCCGATGCCTCAAAGTACAGATGCAACTGAATTTGATGCACCTCCATCCATGGAACAAGAGTTGGAAATTCCTGAAGGAGCAGAACCGCTAGACGGCGATGTGGATTAAAAATGCCTTTCATCTTTGCCAAAAATGAAGGTCCTCGTAATCCTTTAACTGCACAAGAGATGCAATTAGCGCAAACGCTTTACAGCGCTATTTCGGCTACCAATAATAAAATGACATTGGCTGAAATAATTTCAATCTTAGAAAATTTACAACCTGACAATTTGAATGATTTGCTTAACCGAATCACTTTGGCAAAAGAACAAGGCAAAATTAGTGACAATATTTTAACTTCGATTGATTTAGGTGGGCAGAGTGCGCTTCAACAAATTAAATCAATTGGACCGAAGTTATCATTACCAGCATTTACTCCAAGTAAAGTAAATATCGGCAACAGTGATGCGATGCAGAATGTGCCAGTGACACGAGTTCCGATGTGGGCTGCTCCTATCGGTCAACAACTTCCCGCTCAGTTAAACATTTCATTTAACCGAACAAACCCATATGCCATTGAATTTGCTCAACGACGCGCAGCGGAGTTAATTAAATCAATTGATGATTTGACTCGTCAATCAGTTCATAAGATTATCAATGAAGCCTTTATAGAGCAGATTGATTACCGTGCAACAGCAAAGCGAATTAAAAATGTTGTTGGTCTTCATCCTAAGTGGGCAGATGCAGTTGTTAAATATGAACAGCGTGAGTACACACGATTAGTAAAGCAAGGCTTGAAAGAGGGAGCAGCGCGTATTAAGGCTCAAGCCAATGCTGCCACTTATTCTGACCGCTTGCGTGGTGCTAGAGCAAATATGATTGCTCGTACCGAAATTAATATTGCTCAAAATGAAGGCAGAATGCAAGGGTGGCAACAAGCATTTGAGGAAGGATTTATCGACCCTGCATCATTAAAGATGTGGATGACTGCAAAAGATGAACGCACCTGCGATGTTTGTGGTCCAATGGATGGCGAGATAGTTCCATGGAATGGATTATTCTCAACAGGCGATAAAGTCCCCGGGCGAGTTCATCCACATTGCCGTTGCTCAATGGTCATGCTTCCACCTAACCGTAAAGGTCAATCATTCAAGGAAAACTATGACCTTCTCAATGAATTTATTGGGTGGGATGAATGAGTTACGCAATTAAATTTCCAGTTGGATATAAGCCTGTAATCAAGCACGGTACTCACGACCAAAAAACCCATGGTTCTTGGGCTACAGGTCAAAAAGGTGGAAGCGGATTAAGCCATCGCGAGATGTTCGAGTTGAAAAGAAATCGCCAAGACCCTTTGGTGAAAAAGGTTTATGAGGCAGAAGAAAAAAACCATAATCAAATTCAGGATAAAAATACAGAGCAACCTTCTGCGCCAAATCGTGCAGATTTCACTGAATACTCTGATTATAACGATGCCTATAAAAAGTATTCAAAAGACTTTCTTAACTGGTCAAGGAAAGTTACTACTTCTGTTATATCCCCTTTAGGAGAAAAGCATTTAGACGGAACACCTAGAGGCGTTAATGGATATATCAGAGATGTATTAAGACAAGATTGGTTTGTCGAACAATTCGGAAAAGGCGGTGTTGCTGGAAATAATCTTGAAGTCAAGGTTACATCTGATGGCGAGGCTGGGGCATATCAAATTGGATTCAAAGGCAACCTACCCGTAAGTATTTTGAGAGTCAATAGAGGCTATTCCAAAGCCGAACCTACTATCGTTCATGAGATTGCTCATTACGCTACAACGATTAGCGCGACTGCACCGCATGATGGACACGGAGTAGAGTTCGTTCGGAATCATATCTTTATTGCAGGTAAGGTAATGGGACAAAGTTTTGCAGACGGACTTGAGAGCGCTTACAGAGAGGCAGGTGTACCTCTTGGAGACTAAAGAATACGGCTGGGAGATTGTTGACCCAATTCATCCTGATTTAATTCCTGAACCTATCGAGGAAGAGTTCGAAAAGCATCTACAAGGTCAACATGACCAGCGTACTCATGGTTCATGGGCAGGTGGCGGTGGCGCTGGAGTTGATATTACCGAGGCACTTGATGAGGTGTTTTTTGATAGAAAATTAGATATCAAAG